GAGGCAGCAAACACAGTTATCGAAATGCAAGAGGCTTTAGTTAATAAGGTTGACGCATATCTAACTTATGTTGCCGAGCAGTGGTTGGAGAGCAATCAAGTTGCAGTTGAAAACGGTCTTCGTAACGAAATTACTGAAGATTTCATTGCAGGCTTGAAGGTTCTATTCTCAGAACACTACATTGAGGTCCCAGAAGACAAGTATGACGTTCTAGGCGAAATGCAAGCCAAGATCGACGAGTTAACAGAAGCAGTTAACGAGAAAATGAATGAAGCAATTTCATTGTCAGAGCAGTTGGAATCAGTTCAGCGTGAAGTTGTTTTAAATAGAGTTTCATCGGATCTAGCACAAACTGAAGTAGAGAAACTTCGTGGACTAGTTGAAGATGTAGAGTTTGATTCTGAAGAACTTTTTGAGGAAAAGGTTTCAGTCATTAAGGCTAACTTCTTCCCAAAGTCAAATGTAGCATCACCAATTTTTGAGGATGCCGAACATTCAGAAGTTCAAGAAGTTTCAAGTACAGTTTCTAAATATGCAGAAATGTTGTCAAGAACAAGATTTTGAAATCAAAACTTATATAAATACTATTAAGGTTTAAACGTAATTAACCAGGAGAACTTAAATGTTTTTATCAGAGAATCTTCAAAAGAAGTGGGCGCCAGTATTGGATCACGAGGCTCTACCAGCCATCGCCGACCAGTATAAGCGTGCCGTAACTGCTGTTATCTTGGAGAACCAAGAGAGAGCAACTCGTGAAGAGAGAACAGCTCTTTTCGAGGCAATCCCAGCTAACAACATCGGTCAATCACCAGGTGGAGCAGCAGCAGGATCACTAGACACATACGATCCAATTCTAATTTCATTGGTTCGTCGTTCACTACCAAACTTGATGGCATATGACATTGCTGGCGTTCAGCCAATGACAGGTCCAACAGGTTTGATCTTCGCAATGAAGTCACGTTACAGCACAATGGCTGGAACAGAAGCCCTATTCAACGAGGCTGACACTGACTTCTCAGGCACAACCCCTAACCACCAAGGCTCAAACCCAGTTGACGGTACATACACAACTGGTCTTGGTATGTCAACAGCAACTGCTGAAGACCTAGGAACAGGCACAAACTTTGGTGAAATGGCATTCTCAATCGAGAAGACAACCGTTACAGCCAAGACACGTGCTCTAAAGGCAGAATACACTGTAGAGTTGGCACAAGACTTGAAGGCAATTCATGGTCTTGATGCTGAGAGTGAGTTGTCAAACATTCTTTCACAAGAGATCCTAGCAGAGATCAACCGTGAAGTTGTTCGTACAATTTACAAGGTTGCCAAGCCAGGTGCTGCTTCAACAGCAACATCAGGTACATTCGACCTTGACGTTGACTCAAACGGTCGTTGGTCAGTTGAGCGTTTCAAGGGACTAATGTTCCAGATTGAGCGCGACGCCAACGTAATCGCACAAGAGACTCGTCGTGGTCGTGGTAACTTCATCGTCTGCTCATCAGACGTTGCAGCAGCTCTAGCAATGGCAGGCAAGCTAGACTACACACCAGCTCTTTCAGGTAACGATTCACTATCAATGGATGACACAGGCAACACATTCGCAGGTGTATTGAATGGTCGCTTCAAGGTGTTCATCGACCCATACTCAGCCAACACAAGCGCAGAATCACAGTTCGTTCTAGTTGGTTACAAGGGTTCAAATGCATATGACGCAGGTATCTTCTACTGCCCATACGTACCACTACAAATGGTTCGTGCAATCGACCCAGCAACATTCCAGCCAAAGATTGGCTTCAAGACTCGTTACGGAATGATTGCTAACCCATTCGTAACAAAGGTTGACGGCACAACTGACGGCGATTCATTCACCGCAGATCGTAACCACTACTACCGTCTATTGAAGGTTACAAATCTTCTATAATAGAAGTTGTAGTAATAAAAATTGGAGAGAGTCTTTACGGCTCTCTCCTTTTTTTATATCTTGGATATAAATATTGTTTAGTATAACATCTAGGAGAACACATGGCTTCCGATCTTCGTCCAGCAGAACTTTTTAAAAGAACCGGACGTGTTGATAAGTTTATTGAAAAGTATGAAAAAAATGATGATTTTTTGACGACCGATAATAAAAAAGTTAAGTTGAAAAAACAAAAACACGTTCTTAATCTTATAAAAGAAGCTAGAAGATATCTAGAGTCTTCGGATAGTTATACTCAAATTCCAAACAATGTAAGAAATGAGTTAAATAATCTTGTCCTAGTATCAAACACTGGACCAATTCATTTAAAAAATCTTTCTAAGACTTATGAGTTTGGAGGAACTGGTGGTGCTTATTCGGCACCTAGTGCTGAGGCTGTTCATGGCTTTTTGTATCGTATGCATCATCTAGATAAAACTTATAAATTAAATATTCCAACTCGCACAGAAATGGGCGAATTAGAAGTTTTAATGTATGTTAACAAATATATTTTGGATATAGAAGGTCCTATTGATATTAAAATAGGAAATAAAATTTTAAAAAATGTATATGGATTTAACAAGGTATCCGGCACACCAAAAGCAGACATCTCGGTTGTAACTTTCAATGAATCTAAAAAAAGTTTTGAAGAAATTTTTTATATCTCGCACAAGAAGGGTAGCCGTGCCAATGATTACAACCAGTATTCTGGAGTGAGTCCGGGTGCAGGAAGTAATATTTACAATCATCCTGAAGTGAAAGAATTTCTTGGACTATTAACAAAATTTTATGATGAGATTGTAAAGGATAAAAAACGTTATTACATGCCTATAAAAGATGAAAAATTAATACAATATGCTTTGTATGGACCAAAATTTACTGTAGGCGGCATTAAGAACGAAGATAACATTGATATGATTGCACAAGGCAATCCCAGTATTATGAAAAGTGGAAAATTTTATACACTAACATTTTCAGCAGGATCTACCTCTTTTTCTCCTGACATAGGTCATTATAAAAGTGGAGATTATCAAGCTGTCATTGGAGCCAGATATACATCAGACAGAGGGTTTGTTTATGGCGGGAAAAGATATAATGATGTTCGTGTTTTAATTTTTCCTGTTAAAACTTTGGGTAGTGAAGCTAAAAACATTAAAGAGCTTTAGTATAAATATTAGTATCTCTAAACGGAACAATTATGGCTATTCAATCAAAGATAACCGTACAAGAAGCACAATGGGAAAACAAGCAACCTGAAGAACTAGATTATCTTAGACCTAATGGTTTTAGATTTCTAATTCAAAGTTTGCCAAAGGTTACTTATTTCTGTCAGGCTGCAAACATTCCTGCTTTAGATTTAGGGGCAGCTCTTCAGCCAACACCGTTTCTTGATATCCCAAGACCAGGTGAGAAAATTAACTTTGGTGACTTAATCATCAAGTTTATGATTCAAAAAGATATGGCTAACTATATTGAATTGTATAACTGGATTATTGCATTGGGCTTCCCAGAAAATCACAGTCAGTTTAGACAAAGACAAATTTCACAACAATTTAGAAACCCAGACAATAGTGTCATTACATATGCAGACGGAACTCCGGCACGTAGAACTACCGATGCTTTTGATTACAGTGATGCTAGTCTATTAGTTCTAGATGGCAACAGAAATCCTGTTGTAAGTTTAGACTTCCAAGAATGTTTCCCCACATCTCTATCGGGTATTGATTTTGATATCACTACAGGCGATACATCCTATTTTACTGCACAGGCAGTTTTCAAATATCGTCAGTTTAAAATCACACCTTTGACTTGACAAAAAATTATAACCTGTTATATTATCTTAGTTTATATGTAACAGGAGCATATTATGAAATTAGATGAGCTACAGAAAATGTGGGAAGAGGATTGCCGTGTTGATCAAACCAACTTGGGAAGAGCTGCGGCAACTGTTCCAGAATTGCATGCAAAGTATATTAATATTCTAAGCACAGTTAAGTTGCAGCTCAGAAAGGCAGAGACAGATTATCTTAGACTTCGTAAGTTAAAGCAGGCATATTTTAGAGGTGAGTTATCTCAACAAGAGTTAGAACAACTTGGTTGGGAACAATATTTAAACAATCGCCCACTAAAGAATGAAATGGATGACATTATCAATTCTGATGATGATATCATTCGTATCCTAGACAAAGTAGAATATATCAAAACAATTTTGTATCAGCTAGAACAAATTATTCGTAGTATCAATAGTAGAACCTGGGACATTAAATCAAGTATCGAATGGTTTAAATTTACAAATGGTGGATTGTGAGTAATATAGTAAACGTTTCAAAGAAGAATGAAGTTTACCTTCAGATAGACGCAGATCCAAGTATTCTGTTGGAGATGAGTGAATTTTTCACATTCACTGTTCCAGGCGCACAGTTTACTCCCATGTATCGTGCAAAAATGTGGGATGGTAAAATTCGTTTGTTGAACGTCATGACTAAAGAATTATATGTAGGTTTGCACGAATATGTTAAAGATTTCTGTGAAAGAAACGGATATACTTTTCAGAACAATATCAAGAATAACATTGATGACATTAGTAGCCTTGAAAGTTTTGTAGAGAAATTAAACTTACATTCCAACGGCAAGAAAATTGAAATTAGAGATTATCAACTAGAGGGTGTAAGAAAGACTTTACAAAAAGGAAGAACTCTTCTTCTTTCTCCTACTGCTAGTGGTAAGAGTTTGATCATTTACACATTGGTTCGTTGGCATCAACAGTTCAACAGAAAACAATTGGTTATTGTCCCTACAACATCTTTGGTTGAGCAGATGTACGGAGACTTTGAAGATTACTCACAAAAAGATGATTGGGGTGTTTCATATAATTGTAAGAGAATTTATTCAGGCAAAGAGAAAGTAAATGATGTGCCTGTAGTAATTTCTACGTGGCAAAGTATTTACAAGATGCCGAAAAGTTATTTTGAAGAATTTGATGTTATCTATGGTGATGAGGCACACTTGTTTAAAAGTAAGTCCTTAACATCTATCCTAAATAAGTGTGTAAAGGCAGAATATAGAATTGGAACAACAGGTACTTTAGATGGTACTAAAACACATAGATTGGTTCTTGAAGGTTTGTTTGGTCCTGTACACAAGGTTACAACTACAAGAAAGTTGATGGATGAAAACAAGTTGGCTAATTTAAAGATAACTTGTTTGCAATTAGATTATACAGACGAAGAAAAACAACTTTGTAAAAAATTTAAATATCAAGAAGAAATTGATTGGTTGGTAACTCACCCAAAAAGAAATAACTTTA